TTGTGTTTGTAATTCTTGGTAAAAAGTTGCACCTAAATAATTCTGCAAATAGATGTCTTGAGCCTGTAAAATAAAAGGCTGTAAATCGTCAGGGCTTACCGATTGATGTATTGATGTGTATGATTTTAGTTTTGTTTCTGAAACAAATAAAACGTTAGTTATTGCCATTATTGTACGGGTGTTATTGGTTCTATAATAGTAGTCGGAGTGATTAATAATTCAGTTTGATAACCACTGTTTAAAAGTAGATTATTAAAAACTTTTAACATACTTTTTTGAATTGGTCGAATACATGTCCCGATAAAATGATTATATGCCACTGCTAATTCATCAGCGTTTGAACTAAAGCCAGCGCCACCGTTATACAATCCCAAAAGTAATGGACTTGTTATTCTATGGCCCGTTAAAATACGTGTAGTTATTCGAGTTTCTAAAGTTGTGTAATAACTATCATTAGTGCTTGAAATTGGCGTAACCTCGGGTGCATGTTCTTTATCTTGACTAAATGCTACGAAAGCTTTTCCAGCGTTTTCTGTGCCTCTATAAGCCATTGTTAATTCATCGTAAATTTCTTTGCGTTCCTCGGGTGCCGGTATTCCATTATTTAACGAAATAAACAAAGATGGATTTAATGAGTTTGCTAAATTTGAGATATGAAATTTCGATACCTCAATATCAATTTGAATATCATTTATTGAACCAGCATAAGTCGGTAATGGATAATAGATATTCCCCGGCTCGTAATCAAAAGCGTAAAGAATTTGCGAAGGACATTCAATTGACAAAGTAGGGTTGTATGTAGCGTATTGTGTAGGCTTATATTTATTTGAATTTTCCCAATTTGTTGAATAAAAATATTCCATTGGCGCATCGTCTCCCGCTTCAATCTTACCACTTCGTACCTTCGTGAAATCTAAATGATAAATTTCGCTTATTGTATTACCATCATTCGACCAAATTACGTTTAAAGCATACCCACCAAATGTGATGTAATCCTGTGCACATTTTTCAAATACATCGTTCCATGAATTAATCGGATTGGCACGCACTAAAACGTAATTTAAAGCCTCATCTGTCGTCTTTAATCCATTACCAATAGTAGCATCAATCTTGGACTGGATAGCTGTTCTGTTAATTGCTGAACGCAAAAATAAACCCGCTATAAATTGAGGGTATAAATTATCTTCGCCAAAATTTATCCATTTCTTTGAACCACGTTCCGAGAATGTAGGTAAATTTATTTGTATTTGAGTTAATGAATTAAATGCAAACTTGTTCATACTTTTAAATATCTTTTTTAGCGTTTTTTCGCAATGAAATAATTTCGTAAATATACTTTACAGAAACCAATATTGAAGCTATAATCGAAACTATGTAAAAAACTGATTTTAAATCTTCGGGTAAGGTAGTTAAACTAACGCCAAAAGTTGTGGCATTCAAGATGTTTACTGGCTCTTTTAATGTGTCTATAATTGTTCTCATTAGCTAACATAAATTACGCTTTCGCTTTTTTCATTATTTGAAATATATTCTATTTTTTGAATTTCAGTATCTCCCGCTAAAAATGCTTGACCTCGTGTGTAAATTAAATCTTCAACTTGTAATGTATAATCGTAATTACCAAAAGGTAAATCGTTTAAATGGTAATCGCCAATTATTCCATCGTTAACATAAAATGTGAACTCTGTAAATCTTTCAATGTTATTATTATAAATCAATTTACATACATGGTCTAATTTATCAAACCCATTAAATAAATGGATTCGTAAACTTTGAATAGTTAAGGCAAAATCTCCGTAAATTAAAAATGTGTTTGCTCCCGTTACTAAATTTATCATAAATAAAAAAAGCGGTACGATTCCTCGCACCGCTTGTATTTTTTAAAGGTTAAGATTAAGTAGTTGCCATCTCGAATGTAAAGCCACCAATCACTCCGCTTGAACTTGGCGCAAGTGCATTGATTGCACCCGCACTTGTTGGGCTTAATGCTGGTAATGGATCCGCTTCCATAGATTGGAATGTGAAAGTATATCCGTTCATGTCTCCGATTGCTTGACCGCCTTCGCCTACCATTGTAGATAAAACCGCACCACGTGTGTTTCCTAACAACCAAAATTGCCCCATGTTATCTTTTGCAATAACTCTAATCTCACGATTCTTAGCTAATAATAAAAATTCGTTTCTTTTTAAAGTTTCTCTTTTGCTAATGTTAACACTCAATTCAGTTGTATAGAATACTGTTCCATTTGCGTTTGAAACTGTTGCTGTTTCTGTTAACTTTGCAGTGTCTTTTGCAAATTTATATTGAAAAAAATCGCCAGTACCACCATTTAAGGTAACCTCACCAGCTATTGGTGTTTGAACAACAAAATTTGTACCCGCAAAAACAAAGATAGTATCTATACCACCTAAGGCGCTCATACAATCTAAAGGTATTGCTTGTGTTATATTACATGCCATGATTTATAATTTTTTTAAGTTGAAAAATAAGGGGTCGTTTTAGACCCCTTTTTTATTTAAAGATTTGATACAATTTGAGAAGCATAAGCCGCTGTCCCTAATCTGAATTTTGCATTGAAATTCATGATGTCATCTGCTTGATTATAATAGAATTTGAAAGTATCCATTTCGTCTAATAAACCAGTTCCAAAGAACATGTATTTTTTAGGTCCTAAGATTACACGAGCTGGGTCATTAATACCCGGTGCTGCATAAACTGTGATGTTTGTACCCGGGAAAACAAATGTACTTGGAGCGTTCACACCACTTGCATTTGAAACTTGAGCAAAAGTACCGATTACACTTGCACCTGTATTGATTAAGGCTGCAACTAATGCTTGGTAGTTAGCATAAGATGTGTAAAGAATTAAGTCATCTTCTGTTTGTAAATCAGGAGTTAATGACCCAACGTTCAACCAAAATTCTGCAATCGCAGTTGCTGTTGTCCATTGAGCATAAGCACCAGCCGAAGGAATTGAACCTTGAGCGTTTTCAGTTTGGTATAACAAACCGTCTAATGTTCCACCAACACCATCACCTTGCCAAATTGTATTCTCAACGAATTTAGCAATATTTGCGATTTTGTTGTTTGTGATTAATTCTGCAAAAGGTACTGTTTCTTGATTAGCCGCTGCACCTAATTGAGATGAAGTCCATTTGCTTCTCAAATCTTCAGGGCAAAGTTTCTCCTTTAACATTTTAGATTGAACTACTAAAGGAATTTGAGAAAAAACTGTTGCGTTGTTTCCTACTTGTCCATTCACTCCACTTTCAAATCCACATGTTGCATCTTTGATATCAACGATTGAATTCATGATGTTGATTGCCGATGTTCCCGCTGTTTTTCCTGCTTCGATTGTAACGAAATCAGTTGTAAAAGACTTCAATAACGCCGCACTGATTAGGTCCGTTGATAATTGGTCTGTATATGCTGGTAATGCTCCTAAGTTAAATGACATAATTTATTTTTTTAATTGGTTTTTAATGAATTTTAATTTATCTAATTTTGACATCAAAGTAACTTCTTCAACATCTGTTTTTTTAATTGGTGTAGTTGCTGGTGCTTTTGAAAATGAATTTACTCTTTCTTTTAAAGAAGCAATTTCAGTGCCTAATTCTGTGATTGATTCATAAACTAATTGCATAGGATCAACCGCTACAACTTCGCTAGCTTCAACGCTTATTTCAACGGGTGCTTCAACTACTGATTCAGGTGCTACAACTTCTGGCATAACGATTTCGGTAATTATACCCATTTCGTCAGTCATAAAAGTAGTTCCGTCAACTAATGTATATTCTCCCATTGCAACGAGATTATTTTCAGCATCAAAAACAGGATAACCGATTTCAAATTTTTCGGTCGATACCTCTGTTCCGTCAACTAAAACAATTTTTTCAAGAGACACTTCTACGCCTAGTAGTTCTCTAACTTGGTTTAATTTTAATTTGTACATATTAGTAAATATTTGTTTTAAAGTTTTTAACAAAAATGTGAATAACTATTTATTAGATGGTAAGAAACCATGATTAGGTTGGTCGTATGGAGCCGTACCAGCAAGTCCCGGCGCTTTACCTTTATTGATTACTTTTTCTTTTGCATTGATGTAATATTTACGCCAAAAATGTTTACAATTTGCACCGCCACTATACTTCCAAATGTCGTAAATGTTTGTGCCTCGTGGTCCGAATCCCGGGTTAACTGGCGCCTGTGCTATGGCTTGAATTTCTGCAAATGTAAAATAGGTTTCTAATGATAATAACGTTTTACAAAATGTTCTTTCAGCTGGTGGACCATCGTATTTGTAAACCGTTAAGCCTTCTTTGTAACCTTGAACGGGTATAAAATTTTCATCGTATTCAACGACTTCAAATTCTTGCATGTCGCTTGCTTTTATTCCTAAAGTCTTTGCAAGTTTAATGGCTTTATCTTCGTCAAATTCTATAATTCCTTTTATTTTATTAAATAATTCTTCGTTCTCAAATTCTTCAAACACACCTTCGACGCTAAAGCCTTTTAACTCCCCATTTTTCACTCTTTGCCATGTTTGTAAATCTTCAACTTGCATTGATACCATCCACGTACCCACGGGCACATCGTAGCCGTATTTCATTATAGCTTTATCGTTCATATCTTCAACAATCCATGATTCATACACATACGTTCCTGTCTTTTTTAAATTCTCATGGTCTTGGTTGATGTCATTTGTTCGAGCTTCTTTCATGAATTTTTTGGCAATCTTCAAAATAGTATCTTTGCTAAATACAACATCGTAATAATTACCGCTATCATCAATCCGAACAATCTTCATATCTGGAATCATGGCTGGTCCGATTACAATTTGTAAATCATTATCAAAACGATATTTTTCCAATTCCTTTTTGAAATACATAAAATCAATTTCAATCGCTGGCTCTTCAACAAGTGAAATTTTATCGACACCGCCTGTGTCGCTTATTACTAATTCAATTAATTTTCTGTTCATAATCTTGCTATTTGTTTTAATTTTAAATTTGCTTCAATTTGCGAAGTCATTTCGCTTGCTACTACATACGTCTTAAATATCGGATTTGCATTATTTTGATTACCAAATCCTACACCACCACCCGCTTGATTTATTTGTGAAAGTAAATTACCAAACATGGCTGTTGATTTCGCATTAATTACCGATTCCCCATTTGATAAATTAGCAATAATACTATCACTTGTAGATGTACCCATTCCTTGAACAAGTCCACCCGTTGCGAATTTAGATGGTTTTGGAGCATTAGGCGCCCCTCCACCGCCATCACTTGACTTTGCCCCGTTAATTTCTGCTATACTTTTTGCCGATTGTGCTAAGATTGACGCAATACTAATACCCGCACTAATGTTATTTAAAGCTATTGGACTTATTGCAGCAACTCCTAAAGTTGCTGCCGACGCTGGA